CTCTTTGAGCATAACAAGCATTTGGATATGTTTTACCGTCCACACAGACAGGTTGATATATCTCTATACATACTATATCAGAGTTTACAGAAGATGTTTGCTCAGGGGTGCAAGAAAAAAGAAGGAATAACCCCCCAAGTATTATCTTATTTATTAAACTCATATTAATATAATAATATAATATAAATACTCTTATTAATTATAATATAAGAACTTTTTTGCAATTATACAAGAAAACTCGGGAAAAAATTTTGGAAAAATTTCGTTATATAGGGGGTACCTATTTATTAACAATGCAACCATTAGACCCACATACGTTATTTTCTATCTTCGAACAAGGAGATGAGATGGTATATAAAGAGCATGGAGTAGAAGATGCTCTAGAAAACCCATATGTACTTATGGGTATGGTACTTAGAGGTATGGAAAATTACCATATCATGGATACTATGTACAGAAGGCAGTATGCTAAGCAGTATGAAAAGGTAAGAAAGATGGTTCAATACAAATATTTTAATAAACTATACTCATATCTTACAAGAATTGAAAAAGTAACTCTCGAGTCTATATATAGAATTGGTGAGTCTTTTGAAAAAGGTAGTGCGTTTTTAAGTTTAGATAACTTAAGAATCTTTTTTGAAGAGGTAGAAGAGTATGAAAAATGCTTTATTATTAAGAAATTTCAAGATTTATTACTAGAAGCACCCGAATTTCCCGAAAAAAAACTACTAATATAGTTGGTAGTCTGCCGGAAAGTTCGTATATTTAAGTATAAATAAAAATAAAAAGGTTATGGTAAATTTAAATTCTTCCTCTATTAAGGGGATTACTTCAAGTAAAATTGCAAAAAAGGAAAATAATGATTGTTTCGTTAGAGCATTAGCTGCTGCAACAGAACAAGATTATGATACTACTCATGAAGTAGTTAGAACTAAGTTCAAGAGAGAGGCTAAGAAAGGTGTTAACAATACTAATATAGTATCTAGAATGCTTATAGCCGAAGATAAAGGCCTTAAAGTAGGTAATACTAGGTATACAGTTAACATACTAGGTACTGATAGAATTACTAATACATATAAGTTACGTGGTGAGTATATTAAGAGAAAGAAGACTGTTAAGTCTTTTATCAAAGATAACCCTAAAGGTAATTATATAGTGACTGTAAGTAAGCATGCTTTTGCTCTTATAGATGGTAAACTGGTGGATAATAAGGGTGAGGAGTTTAGACCTACTAGAAAGGTAGATGGTGCTTATAGTATAGTTAAGCCTAACTTATATGGAAAACAATTACAATTATGGGGTTAAAAAGGATAACGTTAGAGTATGCTGAAGGTCTAATCAAAGCCGATGACGACCTAACCGATGCTGATGTAAAATACTTCACTATTACACCTTCTACTGATCCTCAGATGAAAGCTAATGGCTATGAAGATGTGACTTACTATACTAATAGACCTAAGAAGATTCAGATACCGAAAGGTGTTGTGGGCAGTCAATGGGTATATGTACTAACAAATCCTCTTATGGCCGGTATATGTAAGATTGGTTTTACTAAGAACAAACCTTCTGATAGGGTAAAGCAAATAAATGCCGGTACGGGAGTGGCAATGGACTTTGTAGTCGAGTGGGCTTTCCCATGTTTCAATGCACACGATGTAGAAAAACAAGTACATAAGTATTTACAAGATAATGGTTTTAGAGTAAATAATAATAAAGAGTTCTTTAACGTTACTGTCGAAGAAGCTAAAGCCGTTGTAGAGAGAATAGGTGAACCTTATAAAATGACTAATGATGAAGAATAATTCGCTTGGCAACTTGCGCGCGTTTCGCGCGGCGGTCGTGCTTATATTAATTGTTTTTACACACGCCTGCACCAAATCCCCTCTCACCCCCGACACTTGCCCGGGTGGATGTGATGCTCAAATGGTATTTCCATCAAATAAAGATCAAAATGGATACTACCATGTGGAGTTGGATTGGACTAGAGAATATTTACCGTACTTTCACCTTGATGCAACAGCTTCAAAAGTAGATCCATATTACCATTACAATGGAATAGGTGTTGTTTCGGCAGAATTTGACAGTAATACTACATGGATACTTGGTGATTCTTTGGTTTATTCTAATCCTACGTACAATCCATTCACCGGAAACTACAGTTCAGCAGGAGCGATGATACCAGTTAACGTAAATGAGTTGGTTTTAACACAGTTTGCAGGTATAGAACTTAACGTTGTACAGGGTACTTCGGTATATTTTTCGGATAACGGTACTAATCTTAAGTCAAAACGTATAGTTGGACCGTTTCCTCCTCAAATGATAGGGGATACTATTACAATTTACATGGAAGTCTTTTGGGATGCAGGTATGAATTCGAAATTAGAAAGATTTTCCGAAAAATTTATTGTGAAATAGTTGATTCTTTGAAAAAAAAGTATTATCTTAATTTATATATTAAAAAATATATATAGGTATATAAAAGATAATATATAAGTATATAAATATATATAATAATATAATAAAATTAAACTAATATGGCATTATCAGCGGAAGTTATATCAAAAAATTATCAAAAACACCTTAAGATAATTGATACTTACATTGGAGACCGTAAGGAAAAGGTTCTAGACATGTTAAAACATCTAGAAGAGACTTACGTAATGGCTCCAGCTAGTGGTAGATCTTGGTACCACAATGCATTCGCAGGTGGTTACGTTGATCATGTCAATAGGGTAGTGGAATATGCGGTAAAACAATCCAGGTTATATCAAGAAATGGGTGGAACAATAGATTACACCGAAGAAGAGCTTGTTTTTGCCGCTCTTTTCCACGATTTAGGTAAGTTAGGTGACGGAGACAAACCTAACTACATACCTCAGACCGATAAATGGCGTCAGGATAAGTTATCAGAGATGTATACTTACAATCCAGACTTAGATTTTATGCTGATCCCAGATAGATCACTGTTTATATTACAGAAATTCGGTATAGAGGTGTCTCAGAAGGAGTTTTTAGGTATTAGATTACACGATGGTGTGTTTGATAAAGCTAATGAAGCTTACTTCTTCAGTAATGTCGAGTCATCCAGACAGAAAACATCAATTGTCTCCATACTACACGCTGCCGACTTCCTTGCTTCTAAAGCAGAATACGATATGTGGAAGAGAAACGGCGGTTCTTCAGCTCCTAAAACGCAAAAAAGCAAGTCTTCGACCGGTAGAACGGTAAATTCTTCAGAAGCCCTTGCAAAAACATTAAAAAACTTATAATGACAGAAATTTTTACGACTTACAACATAATTATTGCAGTTTTAGTTGGTATTTTGGGGATAATGTTCTATATTCTTAGAAACCTAATGATTAAAGTGGAGAAGTACGAAGATGTAGTACTAGATCAGACTAGATATCTTCAAAACATCTCCGATGCAGTAGGTAAAGGTAAGGAACACCTACAAAATCTCGATGAAAAGGGGGTCTTTCAAAGTGACGATGAGGTTGGTGAATTTTTTAACCAAATGAAATACGTACAAGACGAGCTGAACACATATATGCTCCCCGAAAATTATGGCAAGGAAGAAATCAAAAGCTAATTACTTTACAACCGAGACAGAAGAATACATAGTTAAATACAACACATCAGTAGATAAAGATTATAGAAATAAAATCTTTACTGACCACATTTACTTCCCTTTTTACAAGTTAGCAGAGAATATTATACATACTTTTAAGTTCTACTACACAGATGTAGATAAAATAGAAGACTTAAAGCATGAAATAGTATCTATGTTGTACGAAGAAAAGATAATGAAGTTTGATCCTACTAATGGAGCAAAAGCATACTCTTATTTTGGTACTATAGTAAAGAGGTGGTTGATAAACTACAACAATAAGAATTATAAAAAGCTAAAACAGATAGGATCCTTTGACGATATAGAAGAAAGTTACGATCAAGATATAGATTTAGATTCACCATCAGGTAAGACTTTAAGTAATTTTATGAATACATGGATAGACTCAGTCTATATAAGGATAGACGAGTTGTTTATGAAAGATTCCGATATTCAAATAGCTGACGCTGTTTTAACTATATTTAGAACAAGACACGACCTAGATATCTTTAAGAAAAAAGCTCTTTACATATATATTAGAGAAATGACCGATTGTGAGACACCACAACTTACTAAAGTTATAACAGTTCTTAAAGAAGATTTTAAGGAAAACTACCAAAAACTATACGATCAAGGATTACTTTCCCAGAATAACATCTAAATCTATTTATAATAAATAAAATATTATGAGTTTAGATAAAGAAATATTCAAAGGCAAGACATTATCAGATCTTTTCTCTGAAATTCACGATAATTCTACAAGTACTAGAGCACAAGTAAGAGCTCTAATAGGTGAGTTAAAACCTCTAATAGAGAACATTGGAGACGCTACTCTTATTGTACCTATGATAAAAGAATACATGGAGATAGGTGTAAAAAATGACGAGCATTTGATTAAGTTAGCGACAGTAATTCAACGTATAGAGACAGCAGCTTCTAAAGGAGAAGGAGACGGTATGTTTGATTTATCAGAACTTCAAGACTTATTAGAAGAACAAGATGAATTAGAAGAGAATATAGAACAAGTAGAGGATAAGGAAGAAACTGAAGATGAGTAATAAAAAGAATCCTCAAGCAGGCAACAGTTCTACTGATTCTACTAATAACATCAGCCAAGAGACTTTTCTACAAGCTAGAGTAAAAGATATCATTCTAGATACAAGCCATGAAGAGGCTGAAAAGTATGGTGGTGAAAATGCTATTGGTGTGATTAAATATGAAGTAGTTGGAAGAAATTATAACTACGATGATACGAAACAGTTACCTGCAGCATTTCCTCTTAACAATACCGTAAGAGTTTTTCCTCTACTAAACGAAATAGTGCTTATACAGTCTGCACCAACAAAAGAAATAAAGGAAGAGGGAACCAAAAGGATAGCAGAAAAGCAATACTATACCCAGATAGTAGGCTTATGGAATGCTCCTAATCATAATGCCTCACCGTCTAAAGATGACGATAACTTAGATTTAGGTGAAAACGTAGAAGAGTTGAAAGATATAAACCCGATGCAACCTTTTCCTGGTGATATACTAGTAGAAGGTAGACAAGGACAGTCAATAAGAATGTCCGGATATAAATCAGATAAGGGTATACTTACAGACGACTCTAACAACGGACTACCTTTAACTATTTTTTCTAACGGACAAGAAGACGTAGGAGACGGATTACAGCATATTATAGAAAATGTAAACGAAGACTACTCTTCAATCTATATGACATCTGATCATAGAGTTCCATTAGAGCAGGTAAGAGATAAGTATGAAGCTTTAGTAAATGCACCTGTAAGGTCAGATCAGTACAAAGGTACTCAAGTAGTAGTAAATGCAGGTAGGTTATTTTTTAATGCAAAAGAAGAAGACATTAACATGTCAGCAGAAAACATTTTTAGTGTAACAGCTAAAGAAGCAGGAATAGATGCAGAAACCTCAGTAGGGTTAGATGCAGAAAAAATATACTTAGGAGGTAGAGCAAAAAAAGAATTACAGCCAGTAATATTAGGAGATTCGTTAGAAGGATGGTTAAATCAACTATTAGAAGAATTGAAACGAGTAGCAAAAGCAATGCAAAAAGCTAAAACTGTAGACATGAAGCCTATACCTAAATTAAACGTAGAAGGATTTGTATTAGAGTCTGTAACCGATAGCCTGATGTCCCAAATTAATCCTGGAGGAAAATCTATATTAAAATCAAGAAAAGTATTTACTGAATAATGCCACACGCTTTATTAAAAGATTTTAAAAGTAATTTAGTAACTTTCGTATCATCACAAATGGGACGAATAGAAGCAGCTATATACAGGTACGCAAACGATAAATTGAACGCAATAACAAACGAATTACTTAGAAAATGTCCACCACCTGAGACTTTAAATAGAATTATTAAGCAAAAACAATCTATAGAGACTCTTGCTAATAGCTTTGATCAAAAGATACAAAAATTTAACACAATACCACAGACTTTAGAACCAGCTATAGTAGCAGGTAAAGTTATAGTAGAAATACTATCCCACCTGCCGTTACCGTCTACGATAGGTACACCACCAGGACCAGCAGGAGGGGTAATAGTATCCGTACCTGTAGGGGTTATACAAGCCCAATCTAATCTACTTGTATTTACAAGAAAGATGGTTGAGGTACTAGAAGATGATGTTGTTTCTATTGGTGATGTACTATCTTCAACACAGGGTATATTCGACCCTCTAATAGATAGACTTAAACAATTAGATAGATTAGTAGACCATTGCGTTAACAACCCAGACGCACCAGATGATCAAAGAGCTAGAGTAATAGATCCAAGACTATTAGACCCTAATGATCTTTCCAACAGAAGTCTATTCGCTGGTAGCTTTAGAAGAAAACTAAACGACGGTGAAGAGCATACAACTACTCTTGAACAAGATGTAAATGAAGCGTTTTTTGGAACAGGAAATAACACCGGTGCAGGTAGTAGCGGAGGTAAAGATAGAGGATTATGGGGAGTAGGAGTCGATTATTTTGTAGACGATATTATTACATATGAGACATTAAAATATAAATGTAATACAGATCATACATCAACAGCTGATGGTATAACAGGTCCACCTGGTATAGGACAGTATTGGGATAGGTTCTTCGGCTTCGATGACAGCTCAGGAACTGGTTTAGGAACAGGGATAGGATTGAGCAAAGAAGATAGAGAAAAAGTATACGACGGAACCGG